TCGCTTTTTTTGAACGGGTACCAGTCATCATCCACTTCAATCACAATGGGCGTACCGTCCCCGATTTTGGACACAAAACCCTTAAATTCCTCCCGCAGCTCTTCGCCATAGCCTATCCGGATGGTTACCCTGTCGCCTGTATGAATACAGTCCAATATCCCTTTCCCCTCCCGCTTTACATAGTTGCGCGGAATGGTAATCTTGGCGCTATTACTCAGGCTAAGCACAGAACGGTCAATCTCTATTTGATTGATGCCGCTGTTTTCGCCGTAGAATTTTACGCCGCCGATAGTTACTTCCGATTTGGGGATAAGGTACATATTAAACTTTTTTTGTTTTTAATTGTCTGTAGGGTTGTTTTTAAATTTAATTGCTATGAAAAAGTTATTGTTTTTTTTGTTGTTATTTCCTGTGTTTTCTTTTTCTCAAGTTAATAAAGATGACTGTACCTTTACGAAAAGCGAAAAAAGATTACCGCTACATGGCACAGTTTATCTTACTCAATTTGAGAGTTCGGCAGACCTTAAGGTTTACATCACTCAATTTAAAAGTTCGGCAGACCTTAAAGTTTACATCACTCAATTTGAAAGTTCTGCAAATGATTGTGGAAAGGTATATCAAACTCAATTTGAAAATTCGGCAGACCTTAAAATTTATATCACCAAATTTGAAAACTCTGCCGATATTAAAGTTTATATCACTCAATTTGAAAGTTCTGCCGGTACTCATTAGATAAAAAATTCTACGGGTTTAATGCTATATGCTTTTATCTTATACATTACTGTATCATTATATCCTTCTACAAATTTCATTTCCTCAATACTGTCAAAATACAGGCTTTTAATGCCTAAATCATCTAAAAGCTGACAGTCTAATACTTCAAGGATATCGTTTATTTCAAACATCTCTCTGAATTGTTTTATTTTGTCGCCCGGATAGCCATGTTCGCTCAAGTCAATCAATAAGCCATCCATAGTAATATCCCACTGTTGAGTCCCAAACGATTCCACCACTACAGCATCGCTGTTATCAATTGCGGTAGTTTTGATATTTTTCTTTCTTTTAAAAGAGAACACCGGAGCGGTTGCAAGCACGTCCGGTATCTCTTCCGTTACAAGTCCGTTTTTGAACTGATAGAGTTTCTCTCCGTTTTTGAGTGTAATGTCAGCAAATTGTCTCTCCAGTACCCGAACAGCGAAGCGCTGAATATGGGGTTTGATAATCGCCTGGCTTGCTTTGTCTATGCCGTATTTCTTAGCGGCAGTTTCCACGCCGGTAGCAATATTGCTTGCAATATCCGCCCTGCGCGGTATTCCAGATGGAATATACCCGAATGCCGCATGAAAGCGCTCTGCAATATCAATGATTATCTGACTCATAATGACAATTTTATTCCTAACATTTTCTTTTCTGCCAACCATTCCAGTTGCCTGCATTTTTCCATCCATGTTTCATCGGGCAAATTCTCCGGAAACGGTATCTTAAAATAGAGGCTCATCATGGCGTTATATTTTCTTATCTCATTCGACAATATCCTGTTTTGACTATCCGCATCATTGTCTATATCAATGGCGGGATAGTCCTCTATAAGTTTTTTATGATAGCAGTTCTTATCGGGATGAGTTTGGAGATAGCGTCAAAAGCGCCCATAAAAAGTCCGTCATCGGCTTTGATAATCTCCTTTCCTGTAAGTACGCAGGCGTTTACCATTACCTCCTTTGCCTTGTCGGGGTTTTTGTCCACCCACTTCTCAAATTCCGACAGTTCCTTGCGCGAAGGCACACGGATAACGCAGCCGAAATAGTCGTTGCCGTCATCATCTTTGGGAAGCTCTACATACTTTACCTTAGTTTCACCGTAGCGCTCTTTCCACGCCTTGATGTGTTCATCGGTTACGCCTTCCGGTAGCGTGATTGCTTTTTCTTTTTTTGTCATAATCTCTTAATTATTAATTGTTAATTGTTAATTGACCGCATTAAATTCTACATCCAGGCAGAACATATCAAAATCCGCCTTGATGTCATCATCGTCTGTAATCACACGTTTTTGCTCTTTGAATTTTACTTTGACAATGTCGGTAATCATTTCGTTTTCATCATCTACAAAAACAACAACAATATCAAAGGGCTTGATAGATAACAGGCTTCCACCTGCGGCTTTTTCGAGCGCGGAAATGCTTTTTAAGCGCAGCCCCAACGAGCATTTAGGCTCAACCTTTCCCACGCTGTAGCTGGTAGGCTTATTGCTGCCCAAAGAGTAATTGGCTTTGTGATCCTGACTAACACTGTACTCTATTTTTGTCACCTCATAGTCTATAGACCCCAGCATGGCAATGGTTGCATCGCCACCGGAAAAGGTTTTGCCGTTTCTTGAAATTACTATATTTCCCATAATTAAATTGAAGTTTTAAGATTGATAGTTCCTTTGATTACATCTATTTGTCCCTGTGGAACAATAACAAATGATACTTTCAGTTCACGCGGCGGTATCATCAAATTGCTGTTTTCATCCACGTATGTTTTACCGGACGAAATTTCGTTAAGCATCTTTTCAAACACACTGTCGCCCGTTTTTTCAAACGATGTTACCAGTGCTTTGGGCAGTTTTCCCGTATTCGGGTCAACCGGCTGTGTTGACTTTACAATGGGTAACAGCTTGGTGCGCAAATTCCGCACGGCTTTGTCGTGGGTTCTGCCCAGTGATATACTGTACTCATTAAAGAAGCCGTCTTCATCCTGAATTACCGGTGTACAGGTGTGGTCGCTGTTAAAGTAAAAGCCTGACATTCCTGCATATTGCATGGCAAAGATATAGCCTTTATCGTCCAGCGTTTCCAAATGCTGTTCAAATTCCTTTACGGTTTTATGGTTACTTAGACCCGCTTCGGCATAAATTCCTTTTATAACGTCCGATAAATCGCCACCGGCTACTTCTCCTACGTTGCGGTTCACAGGGAGAGAGGCAATACGTCCGAGCAATGTTCCTACGTCCGCAAATTTCTTGCCCGCTTCGGAAAGCGTTTCGGCATAGTTATAATCCTGATGGATACAAATGCTGACCTTGTAACATTGCAGTACGTTGTTGGAATTGTCTTTAAGTTCGCGCAGGTCAAGTGCTGCCGCTCCGGCGGAAGCATTGAAGTCTCTGCCCTCCAAAATGAGATGACAGGGGCGAAACGTTTCAAAAGTCCATTCGTAAAACGCCTGCAACGGAGCAATAGCCGCATGTATTTCGGATGGAAAACCATCCACATAAACGGCAGCTCCACTTGGTGGCGACCACGAAATGGCAAGCTGTCTGATTTCGCCGTTAGATTCGGCAATGAGACGCTTTCCGTACTCTTCACCCACAGCATCGGAGGGTGTTCCACTATAAAGCATAAGCCACAAAGGTGTACCTTCCCCCGCCAAACGGAAAAACTCCTTAATATGGCGATAGGTCTGCACATCGTTATCGTGGTCGTACTTTTCATTGAATCCGTACGCATTGGCATCAGCTACGGTGGTAAGTTTTACTGCCTGCTTGATGTCAATACCCGGTATGTTGTTTGTCGTATCTTTGGGAATAGCGGGGCTGTTGCATAACAGCCCGCTGATGGCGTCCTTATTGCCGGAGACATTGGCGCCTAATTTCCCGCGTTTAATATCTACTCCTTTCAAATTCCCCATTTTCTTTTAATTTTTAATTGTTTTGGTGTGTTTTCACTTTTTCAGGATTGCCATTCTCAGAAGCTACTGCATAAGAACGGTCTGTAAAAAACTCACCTTTGGAGTTTTCATAAAGCGTGGTAACATCCATTTTTTTGAATAAATGAGATGCTCTATTGGATACTGTCTCCGGCTTTTTAGTCTCCGGTTTTTTAGCGTCCGGATTTACTTCCGGTTTTTTAGTGGCAGGCTTTGCCGCCGGTTTATCTGCGGCAGGGTTTACTGCCGGATTTTCAGCAGCAGGGTTTACTGCCGGATTCTCACCGACAGGATTTTTCTCCGCCGATTTATCAGTAGCGGGCTTTGTCTTATTCTTTGCGGTTCCCATATCTCTTAATTCTTAATTCTTAACTACTCTTCACATACTTACTTGCAATTGCGCCGATAGCCTTCTGTATTTTCGGCAATGCGATAAACATGTGTCGGAAATTTATCTTGTTCCTTTGGTATTCCGGATCGTTTTCGGCAGGAGCCCAATACACTTTTGTACCGCCTTTTGCCTTGAACATATAGGGGATATACATGGCTACAGATGCCTGAAACTCGCCCTCGCCGGCAATAGCACCCAGCGACTTTTTAACTCCTGCAACCGTAAAGGTGGGACATGACGTATATTCGTATATTTCAAAACCGTACAGCTTTGCAATTTGCCCTGTCGTGTAATTATAGTACTGGTCTTTGAACTTTTGGTCATTCAAAAGCAAGTCATTGACATGGTCGGGGCAAAGCACTAATCGCCTTCCCTCCGCAGGAATTTCCAATATGTCAAACCTTTTCTTCATTTCGACAATATCTTTTGTGGTCAAACGAACCCTGCCTGTCGCCTCGTCCATATCGCTACCGGAAGTGAAAATCACCGGCGTTTTTACCGTATTGCTTTGTGGCGCAAATGCGTGTATCGCTTTATTCAGTTTTTTTCTTGTAATGGCATTTCCATGCTTTGTTTTGACTGTTTTTATTTTATCATAACTTATGGCGTAAAGCTCATCATCGGTAATAGGGGTTACTTTTGTCTGGAATTTGTCTAACGATATACTAATGTCCGTATCATCCAACTGTTGTAAAGGAATAGGGTATGTAGTGTTGTTGAGCAGTACATCCGGTTCAATCCCTGCTTCTACCAGGTGGATGACATTATTGCCTACATACTGGTCGTAGGAATCTATCCCGTCAAGGAATGTTCCGTTTTCGTCAACGTTGAGCTGCCCTACCAATTCCCCCGTCCATATCTCCGCATAGACGGAGCCGACGGCAGCCATAGATACGCCCATCGTTTTAATTGAGGGTAGCCAGTCGGCAGCGAACGCCACCGTCAAGCTCATTGTCATAATTGCCATCAGGCAAAATAAAATACTTTTAAACTTTTTCATCTCTTAATTTTTAATTGTTAATTTTTTAATTGCTTTTGTACTTTTTGTCGTACAGCGCTTTGAAAGCATCTGCATCCTCCCCTTGCAGTTTTTCCAAACCGCGTGGGTCATCCTTTTGCCATTTGTCCCAGTCCCAGTCGGAACGCTCGATGGGTGTTCCTGTTTGGGTAACTTTTTTAATGGCGTCCGTGATGGTTTGCTGCGGCTCCGGCGTTTTCATACCGGCAAAAACAGCTTTAAGAGCATCAATACCGGATGTTTCACCGATAGTTTGATAGGTGGGTTTTTGCGCCTCAGTGATTTTTTTGTCGGCAACGGCAGCCGTAATCACGTCAGTAATTTGCTGCTTTTTCATTGTCGCAAGCTCCTCTCTGCCGGCTTTCATTTTTGTTTCGATAGCCGTCTCAATGTCGGTATCGGAAGATTGGGCGGTTACTCCCGTAAGCCCAAATCTGTTAATTAGACTTTGCTTGTCCATTTCTGATTCGTTTTGGTTACTAATTTTATTAATTGGCTCGTTATTTTTAACTACTGCTTTATAAGTATTATAAAGTGTCGGGTAATCCATGTTTTTTAAATCCTGCGCGGGAATAATTTCCTCCGGCGCCTCCTTAGTTTCAAAAATAACATCTACTATTTTCAACTCCTGTGCTTCCTGTGCGTTAAACCAGTTGTCGCCCTCAAACCATTTCTGTACCTCTTTTTTGGACTTACCGGTACGCTTGGCAAAGTCAGCAATGGCATTTGTCTCCAAACTGCGAAGCAACTTTGCCGCCTTCTCGTGCGCAGAAGCGTCCCCGCATATATAACTTGAAGGAGAGTGTATGAGGATATGGGCATTCTTTGCCATGGCTACATTGCGGCAGTAGGTCAGGATAATGGCTGCCATACTGGCGCAGACACCTTCAACGCGAGCGTCAACAGGAACGCCCAGCGAGGCGATGGCGTTACATATCATATTGCCATCAAACACTTCACCGCCTATACAGTGTATATTGATTTCAACGGCTTCACTGCCGACAGCAGCCTCTTTAAGCCGCCTGATAAAAGCAATAGCGCTATTTTCCTCCGACCATGAGGAGATTTCGCCGTATAAATTTACCTGTCCTGTCTTTTTTGCCATAGATTTATCCTGTTTTTTCGGCAAAAATAGAATGAAAAAATGAGGTAAAATTATTTTTTGGATAGGGTATAAATATTATTGAAACCCTACGTACAAAACTGTTTCAGCAAAAACAAACCCTCTAATTTTGCACGCAAAATTACTGTTCAATAAAACAAAAAAGATGAAAAAACAGGAACTCCAAGAGAAAAAAGAGATAGCGCGTTTATACTACATGAGTGGCGAATCACAGCGAACCATATCAGAAAAAACAGGCGTATCTGCTGTCACAATATCGAAGTGGGTAGATGAAAACGGCTGGAAGGTAATGCGGGCTGCCCGTACCATTACCCGCCAGGAACTCATTACAAAGATGCTTAAAAACGCCTCCGACAAACTCGACGAGGGAAATCTCTCTGCCGACGAGATGGTAAAAATTGCTTCCGCTATCGAAAAAATAGACAAAAAGACAAACATCGTAACGGTTTACGAAGTGTTTAATGTCTATAACCGCTGGCTTGAAAGCCGCATGAAATTAGACCCCTCATTGACACCGGAACTGATAAAAGTCATTACAAAATACCAAGACCTCTATTTGGCGGAGTTAACCAATAATGCAGAAGTAGTATGATTGGAGGAGCAACATTTAAGGATATCCAGCGTCGCTATAATGCCGGAAGAGACCGCCTCTTGAAAGGTGCTACCATTGACACTTCCGAGCCTGAAAAAGAGAGGTACGCCCGCATTGAACGCGTAAGAAAAGATTACGCCTTTTTTGTGGAATACTATTTTTCGCACTACTGTACCGATAAGGATACAGGAAAGCTGGTACCTTCCGCCCCTTTTCATATCAAGGCTGCCAATATGCTGAAAAAAAACGGTAATATCAAAGCCGTATTTCAGTGGGCAAGAGGACACGCCAAATCAACACACATAGATTTAATGATACCGCTTTGGCTCAAGTGTCAGGAGAAAAAAGACATTAACGTAATGGCGCTTGTGGGTAAAAGCTACGAAAATGCCGTGAAGTTGATCTCTGACATTCAGGTTGAACTGGAGTGGAATCAGCGGTATATTTATGATTTTGGCGAGCAAAAGGGAACCGGATCGTGGATGGAGGGGAAATTTGTGTCTGCCGATGGTGTGGCTTTTTACGCGCTTGGGCGAGGACAGTCGCCGCGTGGACTGCGATACAAGGACAAACGCCCCGACTACATTATCCTTGATGACCTGGACGATGATGAACTGTGCCGCAATAAGGACAGGGTGCGGCATCTTACCGAGTGGGTACGTACCGCGCTTTTCGGGTGCTTTGGCGCAGAAGGCGGGCGTTTTGTGATGGTGGGCAACCTGATTAGCCGCAACAGCGTACTGGAAAACATATCCAACACCAAAGGCGTTACCGTTTCCCGCGTGAACGCTTTGGATGAAAAAGGAAATCCCTCATGGGGAGCCTACTGGACACGCGAAAGAATAGAGCGGCAAAGGGAGTTTATGGGATACCGCGCCTTTGAACGTGAGTACATGAACAACCCGTTAGTGGAAGGAGCTGTTTTTAAAAACGACTGGATACGCTGGATTAAACCGCTCCCGCTGCACAAATACGAGCAGATTGTCGCCTACTGTGACCCTTCTTTTAAAAACACGGCCAACAGCGACTTTAAGGCAATCAGCGTTTGGGGAAGATACGGAACATCCCTGCACAAACTCTCTGCTTTTGTGCGCCGCTGTTCCATTTCTGAAATGGTGCGACATTTTTATGACCTGCACGAAAGTTTTCCCGAAAACGCATTGTGCGACTACTATATTGAGGCTAATTTCCTGCAAGACCTTCTTTTGGACGAATTTGCCACCGAAGGAGACGCAAGAGGTTATCAGCTTCCCATCAGGGCAGACAGGCGCAGCAAGCCCGACAAGTTCCAAAGAATAGAAGCTACCAGCCCGCTCTATGAACGCGGCGTTATCGGGTACAGCGAAAAATTGAAACAGTACCCTGATATGCTGACCGCTATTGAACAGTTGCTCGCCTTTGAAAAAGGAGCAAAAGTCAACGACGACTCCCCCGATGCTGACGAGGGAGCAATTTTTATACTGCAACAGGGAGCGCGTACCGACAGAGGAAATCCCTCTTTTGTATCAAGACAAACAATTATCAAAAATTCTAAAAACAGATTTTAAAATGGCATTCATAACAAAAGATGACTACGAAGTAGAAATAAGGGAGGAGCTTCTGGCTCTGCTTGACCCGACTGAGGAAAGAATAAAACTTGGCATTGCCCAAAAAATGGCAATAAGTCAAATCAGGCAATATCTGAGCGGGCGTTATAACATGGACGCCGTATTCAGTACACAGGGCGAAGAGAGAGATATGTTTATGGTAATGCTTACAATAGATTGTGCGCTTTACCACCTGTGGAGCAAAAAAGCCCCCAAGAAAATGCCGGAAATAAGAGCGCAGCGCTATCAGGATGCACTCGACTGGCTGCGTGCCGCCGGAGCCGGAACAATAGATACCGACCTCCCGCCTGTAGAGTCCGAAAGTGAATCCGGAATCATAATAGATTCATCTTACAAGCCCAACCAAAACAAATATTAACCACTAATCACTAACCATTAATCACTATTTAAATGGCAAATCAACAAATTTTCAATCGCATTATAACACAGTTTAAAGACATCAACCGCGCCGAAATCAAAAAGTGGAGGCAGGCATTGCAACTGGCAACCAATAATGATAATCCGCGAGTTCATGCTTTGCAAGACTTATACGATAATTTGGAGGCGGACGGACATTTTGCCGCACAAAAAACTATCAGGAAGGGGGCTACAATGAGTTATGGTTTCAGTGTTGTGGACAGAAAAACAGGGGATATCAACCCTGAAAAAACAGAACTCTTTAACACGGAGTGGTTTTACGATTTTATGGACAGTGCTCTCGACAGCATTTTCAAAGGTCATACCATACTTGAGCTGGTTGATCCCGCCTCCATGAAGTTTGAACTTATTCCGCGCCGCAATATTGTGGGTTCTCAAAATCTGATACTGTTTGAAGCAACCGGCGATAAAGGTATAGACATTAGCAAGGGATTTGAAAAAACGCTTGTCAAAGTTGGTAAACCGACAGGTGTAGGGCTAATGGGCAATTTGTGCGGGCAGCTGATATGGAAACGAAACGCCCAGCAGTCATGGGCAGAGTTTACGGAAAAGTTTGGAATGCCACTGCTTAAGGCAACAACCAATAAAACAAAGCCCTCAGACATCGAATATATCATGAGGATGCTCCGCACGCTTGGCGAATCTGCATTAGCTGTACTGTCGGAAGGCACAACTGTTGAAGTGGTACCTTTTACCGTAGGCGACTCCTACCGCGTGTATGATGCACAGATACACCGTATCAATACTGAAATTTCCAAACCCATTACCGGCGGGACCATGATTACGGACGAGGGAAGCAGCCGCGCCCAAAGTGAAGTCCATGAGCGTAACCTTGATGACAAAATTGCAGAGGCAGACCGCCGAATGATACAGTTTACCGTCAACAACCAAATAATCCCCATCATGAATTACTGGGGACACAATATCAACACGCAAACAGACAAGTTTCTGTTTGACTCCTCCTTCGAGCTTACACTCAAAGAACACTGGGAAATCGTAAACCAGGTATGGAACAGGGCAGAGATACAGCCTGAGTGGATTAGCAAAACCTTTAACGTGCCGATAACCAAAGTCAGAGAAACGCCCTATTTCGACACTGACAACACCTCACAGTCTTTTCAGTAGGGAGCAGACAAACCTTTGGGGAACACCTGCTCCCGGAACTATACCCCGCCTGTATTGCCGGAACCGGCAGTCCGGTTGCCGCCGCTGTAGATGCAGGCGAGCTGAACAGAATTATTGAAGATATTGCCAAACGGATGTACGACGGCGAAGCGATTGTGTCAGACCGCAAACTGATTCGGGAAACGGCTAACAAGATTCTGGAGGCGGTAACAAAAGGATACGGTCAAACCATTGCAGAGGCGGAGTGGAACAGTCCCGACTTTATTATGCTGGATAAACTGACGCAAAACGTGTTCGACTTTTCTGCCGCCAAAGATTACCGTCAAATCCGCGACATGAATGCTGCCCTGCGGGACGGCGACCGTATTCGCTCCTTCCGTGAGTTCCGCGAACAGGTAAACGCCATCAATGGAAAATACAACGGAAACTG